CTGACAATTTACCTCGTGCCACCTTGTAGCGTAATGTTTACGGCTTTGAAAGTGTCCGTTTTGTAGTTTCTTCCAATGGTCTTGTTTACCACAAGTAAAGCATTCAGCTATATCATTATCGGCATATCTGCGTCTTATGTATATACTAAAAACTTTATCTAATTTATCTACTAACTTTTTACGAGTTGATTTTTTTGCCATTTTTGAATAGTTCCCAGATATCTTATCTATTTATTTAGTAATATATTTATCTATTTGTTTTGGTATATGTTTTTTTATGCCTTTAAGGGCAACAAAAACTTTAAACTAATTAATCAGCTTAACAAAAAAATTCAAAGTTATATCTTTTATTTATAATAAACAATAAAAAAGTAATTTATTTTTTAAAATGCTTTGTAATCTTTTCAGCAGACCTCATTCCAAAATAACCACCATAAACCAAAAGTAATAAAGAACTAAGTAAATCAATCCATTCAGGGGCTATTTTAAAACCGTCTAGTGAGCTGTCTAGTATGATATATACAAATAGTGTAGCTGTTAAGAAAGCGAGCGTTAATGGTCTTATATTGCGTGTAAGATAACTGTCTGTATTATTATCAGAAACCCATCTTTTTGTGGTTTCTTGCATTTCAATTTTATCAAAGTTTAATTCCTCTAATAAAAGTTGCTTATCTGTTTCACTTAAAACGGTATCAGCTCCGATTTTATTGGCTAATAATTCTAAGGCTTCAATCCCTGTGACGTTAGACGCTATTTTTAAAAGTTCTGGTGCTACTTCTTTACCTTGTTTTAATAACCAACGTAATGCGTCCCCTACTCTTGTAGTTCCGTTTTGTTCTTTGTATTTAGGCATAGTTCCAACGTGCTTTATTTTTTCTAAAATCGTAATGTGTAAAAGTTTTATACATTCCTAAACCGCCCTGAAATATTTCTCCAGTCCGCATAAGGTCGTCCAAATAATCATAAGTATCTAAAACAGGGTCAAGCCCGTTAATAACAATATCGGCAGCTTTACCTTGTAGGTGCTGAGAGTTTAAAGAGCCACCAACCGACTTGTTGTGTGTTTCACACCTATAAGCACTATTAATCGTTATAGGCATAGCTACGTTATCCCGAACGTATTGTAATTGGTTTGCTAGTTTAGTAATATTAACCAAAACATCTTTAGGCATTTCGCAACCGCATTTACATTCAAACTCACTTTTTTTAAAGTTTTCTGTCATTTTTTATTTATATGAGTTTCATATATCTTTTGGGCTGTGTACCCTATTGATAGTAATAAAAGTATAATTTTTAACCCGTTTTCTATATGCGTAAAGCTCACTCCAAAAGTGATAGCGTTTAAAATTCCTATTTTCAAATCTTGTATTGTCATTATATTTTATTTTTTAAATAAGACACCCCTGCAAATACGTGACATCCTTCGTTATCTAAGTCCACGCAATAAGTCCCCCAACCGTACGGGTGCTTTTCTATACCTTTCCAAATAACGTCAACGTGATATTTTTCGCTAAAAATAGGAGCTTTTATTTCTTTAATGTTTTTGCCACCCCAATCATATTCACCATTTTTTAAAATAATATTACCCAAACGAACTATTTGATGACTATGGGTCGGAAACTCATTACCGTTAAAATCAGTATCAATACCCAAATTTTCAATTTTTTTATTTGCTTGGGCTTCGCTGTTAAATTCATATTTACCTATTTTCATTGTGTAGTTAGTTTAATTATTTCTTCATCTGTTAAATTTTCAGTATAAATTTGAGCGTTATATATTTCACCACTAAAATCAAGAGAACCCTGCAACCCACTATTAAAAGACAGGGTATCTAATGCACTTAAAAATTGATTTGCAGATTGATTATAAACTTTTACGCCATTTATAAAAATACTGTAAACACCAAACTCTGCCCATCTAATAGCAACCTTAAATCTTACTGATTTGTGGAGGTAGTTGTAACTTAAAAAAGGTGGAGCTGCTGCGTTTCCGACACCAACATTTAACTGTTCACTTGAATTAAAGGTACAGACGATTCGATTATTACCGATACCGCTTAACCTTATATAAGATTGAAAACTTAAATCATCAGCTTTTAAATCTAAAAAAAACGTTCCCTTAGTTGGGTCAATAGCTAAGTTTTTAGGCACGACCGTATCTTGTGACCTTGTACTTGAAGCCGACGAAGTATATATATAACTTGAACCAATAGGTTTTATTTCTAGTTGCGCACCCCATATAAACAAACCGTCCACTTCATTTCCTACGAATTGTTCGTTCCCTTGTTTAAAGGCAGAAACTCGGACAATAGCTGGATTGGTGCTTGTAGTTAATCCCGTTATTGATAATCTATACCACCCGTTACCATAATCTTGGTACTCAAAGCCCCCTATTGTAGTCCCGAATGTTTGTAATGTATCTAAGTCAAATTTAACCTGACCGTAAGTATTAAAAGGCGAAACAGAATTTGAAAAAAGCAATTCAACTTGACTTAACCCTGCCTTTTTAACAAAAATAGAATAAGTTGTTGATTGGTAGTTAGCCGTACCACTTGTTATGCTTTGCACGTTGTGGACGTTGTTTGCCGTATCTGGGATTAATTTATCAGCACTTTCAATCCCTTTTGGGCTTACAGTAATGTCAGAGCCTATATCTGAATTTGATGCTACCCAATTACTTTGAGTGAAATCCTCTGAATATGTCTGTAAATTAGTACTAGCATTTTCCATTTTAAAACTTGGACAATTACTGTTTAACCAATCTATTATGGGTAACCCAATATCAGTAGGTTGTATTAACCCGTTTTCAGCAACCCTAGTGGATTCTGTGGTTCTACCGAATGTTAAATCCCCACTTCCGTCAACAGGTGAAATTGAATATATTTTATTTAATTTATATCCGCTTGGTATTAGTGCAAAATATGGCTTTTTCATTATCTTTCTGTAATTATTGAGGTACTTGATGAATACCACCATTGACCGTTCACTTGAAGTCTTAACGTTACGACCTCGCCTTGATTAATTTCTATTCTTTTTCCAAAATCTAAAACAACCGTTTCCCTCACATTGTTTCCATAGGTTGACGTTTCGCTGCCTTTAAACACCCCATTAACATAAACACTTAAAGTTAAGGAACTTCCATTCGGAAATTGCCTAGAGCTATAAGGCATTGAAGACAATTGAAACCGACTAAAATAAGCGTTATAAGGAACGGATATACCCCCATAAGCATAAGGAAATGCAGTGGTCGCCCCCGTACTAAATAAGGTATAAGTGGAAATCCCAGAAATATAATGTCGCCAATGAACTGACATTTTTTCAGTAGTTAAACCCCTGCCTGTGTAGTCTATGGATTTAGCTTTTATTATGTTATTTGTGGAAATCATTCCTTTTTGTATTTTAGTTTCATTTCATTATAAAACCTTTTAGAATCTTCTTCATTTGCTTTAAGACCTACATACTCTTTTAAACGCTTAACGTTTATGTCTTTTACTTTGTACTTCATAAAACCCACCCATTAAATACGGTATCTGTATCTGGACTGATATCATTATCCGAATTACTAGTGTATTCAGGAAATTTAGAACTGTTGGAGCAAAGGTAATCAACCAATCTAGTTGAATAATAGTTAGCGTATTCCCTAGCTTTGCCTACTAAATAATCAACTTCATTCTTATTAACGTTCTCGGCTGTTTCGCTTGAATGTTTAAACACCCCCCCATTCTTAATCTGATAGGCTGCAAATGGAATATAATTAACTTGGGCAAACCATATAAGGGTTGACTGAATATAATCGCTTACAAGAGCTAAATAGTCGCCTGTTAAAGTGTCGTTTGTAATGTCGTCACTTATTCGGTTGTATAAATCCGTTCCTAATAAGTTTTGTATGTCAATTTCTTGACCTAGTTTAATGAATTGTATAAACTTGTCCGTATCTACATTTCCATCTAAAATAGAATTTCGTACTAAGTCCGTTCGTGATATAAATAATGCTACTGCCATTAGTTTTTAAATTTCATTTTGTTCCAATATTCTGCTGTATAACCTTTATACTTCATATCCTTTGGTGCTACGGGTACTTTTTGAGCGTTTTTAGGTGCTTTAAAACCTTTGCTTTTAGCTTGTCCGCTTGTTATTTGACTTTTTTTACCGTCTTTAATTTGATAGGTTTTTCTGAACCATTTATGATTGCACCTTGCACCGCCTTTATAAAGCCATATTGAATAAGTATCTGCGCCACCCTTACCGAATCCGCTGTTTACTGCCTTGTTTCCCATTGCTACAATGTCCTCTTTACGATAAACTTTTTTAGCTGTTACCATTTTAGAGCAAAATTGTCGGCTGTCTTTACCTGCTTTCTCTGGTGCATAGCTGTATCTTACTAAGAACTCAACACCTTTTTGGCTATCTTGTTTTGATTTACCGTCTTGTTTGCTTTTTGCGTTTGGTTTAGCCGTTCCTGTGCTTACAAAATTCCAAATTTTAGATAGTACGGATTGTTCTGGCTCGGTGTTTAAGTCTGTGATAACTTCGTCCAATTCATCGTTAAACTCGTAATCAACCTCGCTTTCATCTACTAAATCATATTCAGCTAGTAGTTCATCTTCTGTTTGCCCTAAGTCGATTAATTCATCAGCAATATTACTGCTTAGTTCATCTGTTAAATCATTACTTAATTTAACCCCTGTTTCTTCTTCTTTTGTTTCTGCGTCCTCAACGTTTTCTAAGTCTGTAAATTCTAACGGTTGAAGCGTTTTAAAGTACAATTTTAAGCTCATTTGATTGTAAGCTAGTATAGAATCAAAAGCATCTATTAAAAGCATCTGAAACGGTCTTATAACGGTGTTATCCATTAAAGTACTCGCTGTCTTTAGTTCTTCTGCATTATTGCCTAAACCACTATTGTCTTTAATACCTAACAGCATAGGTGAAACAACCCTGTGTGATACCATTACCTTTTTTGAGCTTTCATCCGAAAGGAATTGATACTGTTGATGCGCTTCGCTTAGTTGTATAGGCTCAATGGTTGCAGCACTTTCTGGATTGTCATTAAAAGCTAGTATGAATTTACCTGCATTACTTGAACCGCTAAATTTAGAATATATACGGTTTTCTAATGCTTGTCGTTCTTCTGCGTTTGGTGTTCCATTGTTAAAGTTAATTAACATTGACGGAGCTAATCCGTTCAAGATATTGTTTAAATGGTAGTTACTTATCTCTTGTTCTAGTTCGGCATATTGTAAACCCCCTGCATAATCTGGGCTTGAATAGTACTTATACCCTGCCCGATAAGGTTTAACGTAAATAATCTCTATATTTTCTTTACTACTCCCAAATGAAGGGATTCTAGTAGTTTGGTCAACATTCTTAACCTTTGACCAATCGTCTGAATAAAAATACCCTTCAATTTCGCCTTTGTCGTTACATTTTTCAGCTCTTAAATTCTCAACAGGAATATGCTCAACTTGTGCAATAGATTTTCTATCTTTTGAATAAATAACCTGCATTGAACACTGACCCATTAATTTAAGGTCATAACACAATTTGCGTACCATATCTTTATGAAGTAAAGAAATCATACTAGCGTATTGGTCTGGCTTTTTATTTGAGTTTAAAGCATCTAAGCCACGCCCGTAAATCATTTCAGACATTCCGTTTATAATAGCGTTATTTGTTGGGCTGCCATTATATCGGTCAATTAAGTACTTGAAATAATTATTATCAGCACCATAAGAAACCCAATCTTTGTTTGATTTCTCAACGATATCTGGCGTTGTGTACGTGCTTAAATTTACTATTCTTAAATCATTCATATTTTATATAATTATAAACTCATTATCGGAGCTTTCTTCACTAATATATTTATTTTTGTTTACGCTGTATTGTTGTTTATTACTTTGGTTAATTAATTGGTCTGTGCAAAAAATTCTATCTAAATAAATTAAACTCCCAAACTCCGTATAAACTTCCAATCTGTAAAAATCACCCTCTGTGAGTGTTCCAAAGTCAACAGCAACATCAGTATAATTACCATTTCTTGCTGAAACTACGTCTTCAAACTCTAGTGTTACATTGGTGCTTTCGCTAGTTAATTTTAAATCAACGTTCCCACCGATACCACCTCTAGCGATTATTTTAAATATAGTGTTTCCACTTGTGCTTATTAACTTCATATTAATATATAAATAAAAAACAAATATTTTGTATTGTGTAGGAATAAAAAAAGGGCTATCCGTTAAGATAACCCTAATTTATTAACAAAAATCAATCCTTATGCAGTAGGGTCAATTTGTGTAGATGAAGTCCCGTTCTGAACGATTGTAGCATCAATAAAGTAAGGCGGTGCAGTTTCCTGTGCGTTTACCGTTAAAGTGTACCCTGTTAAATCTCCCATTGCTGCTCCTGTTACGATTGTACCACCGTTGACATCGCCACCATTTTCAAGACCTACTAAGAAGAAATTACCGTTATAATCTTCTACAACTACGTGAGGACGTGCGTGAGCGATTAATTTTAATTCTTCTTGTGTAGCTTTATCTTGAAAAGTTAAAGTCATATTAAGTGTAGTGTCGTAGAAAGTTGTTCCATTTTCACGGCTTGAAGTGATTGCCGTTTCCATTGAACTGTTCCCTTTTACCTCAAACAAAAACCACTCTGGATCACCTGTGTAAGCTGTAATCTCCCCTGCTACTATTGTTGGGTCTCCTAAAGTTCCGTAATCCGCAAATCGAATGGACTTAATACCACCTACTGCCGATTTACAAGGTACTTTGCGACCGCTTGTAATTAAACATCCCATATTTTTAAAGTTTTTTAAATAAAAAAGGGTAGGCGAAAACCCACCCCTTTAAATTTGATTAGTTAATTATTATACTGTTTTTCTGAAAACAATATCAGTGACTTGTGCATACTGTACACCAGAAGTAAATCTCATTACAACACGTACATTTTGTGACCCGTCATTTTCTGCCATATCAATAACACGCACTTCGTTCAAGTCATTTAAAAGACCCGTTCCAAAGAATAAGTTTGATTTTTCAGCCGCAATGATGGTTCCTGCCGTTGCTCCTTTAATAGCTACAACTTGGATTCCGTCAAAGAATAAATTTCCTAAAACTTGATTTGTTCCTTTGTTGTCAAATCCGTTAGCACCTTCGCCTTGTGAAGCAAAACCGCCCAAAGCTCTTGTATAAGCTCTAATCACATCAGATGCAGCATATAGGTACAAATCGTCAGAACCGTAAACAGCCGTTGGAATTGCATCGACAACAGCTCCCAATTCAGCCACTACATTTGCAGCCGTAATCGCTCCACCTGTAAGGTCTTGTGCTACGGGTAAACCTGTATCAGCATCTAATAAAGTTGCGAACCCATCAAATTGACCTGCGGTCGCATCGTCACCAGACCAGATACTTTTTTCAGTTCTGTCAGCTACTTTAGAAGCAACGTGACCAAGTACGAAATCAGCAAAGTTTGGAGCTAAATTATCAAAAGCACTAAAGCCCATTTGTTCAGCTTCCCAAGAATCGTGAAGCGTTTTCTTACAGATGTCAAGGTTTACTTGAAATTCTTTTGGCTCAAGAATTGCTTCTGTTAAAGTCAAAGTTCCTGCGTCAGTTTGGAAGTCACAAGTTGCATCTTTTACGATGTCGTCAGTTGCAGCTTTTTGAATTACAGATTTGTACTTTACATTCGGCATAATGGTAATCAAACCCTTGTCCAATGTGTCGGCAGATAGTAATGCAGCAGCAATGTATTTGCCACTGAATTCCCCTGCGTAAGTTGTTGTTAATGATACACTCATTTTATTTAATTTTTAGTTGTTATTAATTGTTTAGTCTTTCCATTACTCGGTCAATAGTAGTGCTTTTTCTGTTTTTAGAAACACTAAATTTAGAGATGGTTTTTTTAGCTTCTGGATTTGATACGATTGGCGTTGCGCTTGGTTCTGCCAATTCTTTCTCAATACTTAATTCGTGCTTAGAAAGTTCTTCCGTTAAAAGGTTTCCTACTTCTTCGCTTAAATCCTCTTTTGGTTCTAGCATAGATTTGATTTCTTCAACCAAAGACTTTACTTCGTCCAATTCTTCTTTAGTAGCATAAGTTACCTCTTCTTCCGCTGCTTCAACCTCAACTTCTTCTTCTTCGGTTTCTTCAACTTCTTCTTCCGCTTCTTCTTCTTTGATTTCAGATATAATACCTTCCTCAGTTACTACTAATAATTTACCGTCTTCCAATGTGTACTCACCTATTGGTAAAGCTACTTTTTCATCTTCTGTAACGATAAACACTTCAACACCTGAATCAAAAGAATCGGCTTCAATTACCGTTCCGTTGTCAAGTTTCATTTGTTCTAATTTAACTTCTTCGTTAAGGTTTAAAACATTTTTGATTTGTTCAATCACTTTGTTTGATTTCATACTTATATATAATTTAGATTAATTTAATTTGCATTTTCGTTTAATTATCCTTTTTTCTGAATTATAAACCACTCGATTCCATCGCTCCAAACTTGGATTCCTTCATAAGGTTTATTAATCACATAAGCTGCATTCACGCCATCAAGTAATTCTGTTCCCGTTGGTGTTAGTTCAACCCTAGTTGCAACCGCAAATCCCCCGTTTGAAATAAATCGCATCACCCTGTTTGGGTGTTGGTCTGCCGTTGGTAGGTTTAAAGTCATTGTACCGTTTGCTCCATCCCACGTCATTCGGATTAACTCTGCTTTCTCATAAGCCGCATCTTGTAAATTTACTGTTTGACCACTAGAAACAACTAGTGTAATAGGCACTATATAGTTGACTATGTTTTCAATGGTACTTTGTTTGGTAATTCCGCCCTGAACTACTACTGTTTTTTCAGCACCTTGTAAAGGTGTCGCTATTGGTAAAGCACTAATTTTTAAATTTGCCATTATGGTATGATTTTACTGTTATCTTCTTGTAGGATTAAACCCCCGTTTTCTTGTGCTAAAAATATTTCTACGCCTGAAATACTTCCTATCCCTTGACTTATTATATCGCCATTGCAACACTCAATAGAATAAGCGTCCCTATCTCTACATAAACAACCTCTACGACCGTTTCTAGGACTTGTCTTACTTGGCGTAAATAGTTTTTTAAACCTACTCATTGTCTAACTGTTTAAGTTTACTTTCTGCCCACGTTTTAGCCGATTTGCCACCCCATAATAAAAAAGAGATAGTTCCACAGGCTTCGGTATCTTCTGGCTTGTAATACGCTTCAGCTCTTGACAAATAGCTAAACATTCTTTTTATAGTTTCTTTGCTTATTGGTTTACCTTGTGCTAATTGTTGAGCCCTTACTTTCCCAACCTGTGTAGCACATTTATTATTAACCGCTTCGTTTAGTTTTAATCCCCTTTTAGCGTTGTTACTCACTGAACTTGGATAGTCTGAATAGCTTTCTAGTTCTACATCTTTATTTTTTAAAACCGCTATAACTTGACTAAGCAAATATTCGGCTTCGGATTCTTCAATAGCTGCTAATTCATCTTTTATGGTTTGGTCGTTTGGACGTTCCATTTTATCAGCAAAATATCCTTCAATACTAAACCCTTTTACTTTACCTGTCTTTACAAACTCATTCCAGATTTGGTCGTTGTTTACTTTAACGCTACCAACCCAAGAACCTAAAGGCAAATCCATTCCGTACTTTACGCTTTTATCGTGTACCTTATCCTCAACTATCCAACTTTCAACTAAACTTAAACCCTCTAATTGGTGTTGGTGTTCTAGTGTTGAATTGTTTTGTTTGCTATTCATTAAATACATCTGAGACGCTTTTAAGACAGTATCTTTTGAAAAATATATATAGTATTCGTCCTCGCCGTTTCGTCTATAAATTGGCTTGTTTGGTATCAATAAAGCACCCATCAATATCCTACGCTCGCCATCAATTTCTGCAAGTTTAAATTCCTGACTTTTTAACGCCACGAAGTCTTCTTCAATTGCAGGATTCTCTACAACGCTAATCGCTTCAATCCCCAACTCGCTTTCTTCGTCTAATATCAATTCGACTATTCTCATAATAATATATAATTAAATTTATTTATTTTTGTTTTTTATATTGTAGCACCGTCCACAATTCCACGTTCTAAACTCTGTGCAGATGTAACATCGTTTGAAACTACATAGGCTTGTACGGGTTCGTTTGTTTGACTTGCGACTGCATCACCTAAAACACTTGTTTCAGAAGACCCTACAACGTTAAAACTTGGGGGCGTTGGGGCTGCACCGCCACCACCACCACCGCTTTTAGGAATGCTCGGTTTAGAACCGCCACCACCACCGCCTAAAGCCTGTAATCCTTTTGCTGTTGCTGAAACTGCCCCTGCTATACCTAAAGCCCCACTAATTGAATTTATAGCTACCCAAGGCATCCCCCCCGTAATTGGAGAAGTCGCTACTGCCTTAGCATTTGCAACCCCTGTGTTTATTAATATTTTAGCGATACCTGCTGCGTTTTCAGCAATTAAAAGGGCTTTTTGAACAGCTTTATTTTTACCTGCTAATTGTTTGCCAATAGCGATACCTTTTTCTGCAACCCCAACAACTGATGATTGTATTTTTGCCTTTGCTTCTTTTTCTGCTAACAACTCATCAATGGTTTTTTGTCTTAAAGCCTGTTCGTCTGCTTGTTTTTTTGTTTTAGCAGCTAAATCTTTTTCATCAAATTCTGCTTGTTTTAATAATTTAGCCTCATCTCTTGCTACTTCTAATTCATCGGTCTTTATGTTGTTTTCATTAGCTTGTGCAATTAAATTATCGTAATGTTCTTGAATTTTAATTAGTTCTAGTTCTCTTTTTTCTTGTTCAGAAACCGCTTCCGCATCTCTTAATGTTTTCTTTAAATCAGATAATTCTTTTAAATCAGCTTTTTCTTCAGCTGTGACTTCACGCCTAGATGTTAATAATTCAGTGCTTAAACGTTTTTGTAAATTAAGCCTTTGGGTTTCTAATTGTATAACACTAGCTTCTAATTGTGCAGCTTCGTTTAAATCGTCCTTATTACTTTTAGTTAATGCGTTTTCAGTTTGTTTAGCTTCTAATCTTAGCTTAGCTACTTCAACCTCTTTTGCTGCTAGTTCATCACTTACACGCCCTGCTTCTTCTAAAAATTTAATTCTTTCCTGTGCGGTAAACTTATCTTTATTAACCGCCTTTTCCCTTAATTCAGCAATTTTTCTTTCTGCTTCAGATCGTTCAACTATTAAATCTCTTGCTTTCTTTTCTGCGTTTGCCCTTTGGTCTGCTATCTTCGCTGCTGCCTCTCCATCTGACTTAATTTCTTTGCCGAATTTTTTAACCGAATCAATGGCGTTATCAACACTATCTGTAACGCTGTCAACCCCTAAAACAACTTTACCAATACTATCAGTTGCGATTTTACCTGCTTCTTTAAAATTGCCTTTAAATAGTTGCTCAACAGCTTTACCTAAATTTGGTATTAAGTTTAATAACCCCTGAAACCTTGTTACAATATTATCTTTAATTAAATTAGCGAAGTCTGTTATCGCTTGTTTAGGGTTTTCAAAAACACTTATAATATTCTCACCTAAATCAGCTAATAAATCTAAAAGGTTTCCTGTAACACTACCAATAACCCCTAATATTTTAGCAAACTTATTTTGTCCTTCTTCGCTTCTGGTAAATGCTTGACCTAAAGAGGTGACAGCTATTAATAAAGCTCCGATTCCTGTCCCTATAATAGCAACCCTTAAAGATTTAAACCCTGTTGTCACGCTACCGATAGCTCCCTTAAACGCCCCAAATTTAGAAACCGCCCCGCCAGTCGCTTTGTCAAGCGTGCCACTCATTGCCTGAGTGGATTTGCTAGTTTCTTTAACCTCTTTATTTACTCCGTCAATACTTTTCTCTAAATCATTTAAACCCTTTGTAGCTTTTTTACTATCTACGTTTAAATTAATAGTTTTCTCTATTGCCATTTTATCTCTTGTTTAAGTGTTTTGTAACCCTCTTTTAAAGTGGTCGGTAGTTTATATTTGCCTTGTGCTATTCGCAAATTTTCGGTTTCCCCGTTTGCGTACTTTAAACTTTCAATTATTAATTTAATCATTTTATTTAGTTTGAATTTACAAATATATCAGTATCAAAAGAACCGTATTCAACAGCCGTTGCATCAATAACACCATCATAAACAGCCCTTAAAGAAATCTTATAAGTTGTTTTATTTTCTAAAGATGTAATTGTTTTACTTGTTCCAGTTTCTGAGCTTAAAAATTCATCGTTTAAATATACCTCGTATCTATCAAAATTCGGGTCTGTAATAGCATCCCATTGGATTCCAATACTAGTCCCACCTTGACTAGTAACCTCTAAACTTTGAACCCTTCCACCGCTTCCAACCTGACCATTTATCTGCTGCCTAACATTTGGACTTAAATTGTATAATTCTAAATCGCTTTTATTAGTTAAAAGATTTGTTGTAATAGAGTTTATTCTATACTCTGTTGTGCCAATGACAAAAATGTCGTTTAAGTTATATTTTAAAATTATATTTAAAGGTAAATAAGCGGAAACCTTAGTTTTACGTGAATTTCTAGCGAACAAATTAGCC